CTCCGCCAATCGACTTCGACAGCGATGTACCTTTTTGATAACAGGCCGCGAAAGCGGCCTTACTTATAGGTGCATTATGGAATTCACAGAAAAACGCAACCGCGCAGGAATTATGTGCGTATGGTGCGAAAACCTGCAGTCAACGAAATCAAGACTTGAAGACGCAGAGCAGATAGACGCAATGTCACACATAAACGAGCGATATCATGAGTTGATGGCATTCCACGTTGCTAATGAGGGAATGCGCTCATCGGCATATGGACACAAGCTAAAGCGCAAGGGATGCCGCTCTGGAGTGCCTGATATAGTGATTTTGCGACCAACGATTGATGGTAAGCACTCGCTTGTAATTGAGCTAAAGCGCGCAAACAAGAACCAGTCAGCATCAATATCAAAGTCTGAGGCTGAGTTCCTGCTTGCGGCAGAAGCATCAGGTTCTGCGGCATATTGCTGCTATGGATACCAGGCTGCCCTATACATTGTTGATAGACATTATAAAGCCCGCTAGTGCGGGCTTCTTCTTATGACAATACCCTGTCGTATATCCGTGAGTCGTACTGAACCAGCTCAATCTGTACCGTGCCATCCTCGTTCGGGGTCTTGCTGGCAAGTATGTAGTCATTGCTTGATACCGCAGACTCCTTCACAAGCACATACCTGCTGCCAAGCCTGATCGTTGTTCCGTTGGCCAGTATTGGCGCCGGAAGTCCTGACGCAATAAAACCGTTCTTTCCGTCAGGTTTGGCTGTTGCGGTCACAAACGAAGATGAATACCCATCTGCGTCTGTGATGCACACTTTATACACAACTCCAGTCTCAAAAACACACTCTTCGCTTGTCGTGTAAGTTGTGCCGTTAACAGCCAGGATCTCGCCATTGCTAGAATGCACATCAGCAACATCAACCCAGCGCACGCGGTCTCCGCGCCACACAAAGTTTGCATCAGCCAATGCGATATCGCGCACTTGCTTGCGCTGGTACACAATGCGGCGCATCTCCATCTCTGCGCGGTCAAGCGCCTGCTCATATGACGAGCAACCAGTTAGCTGGATCTTCTGCGGTCTAGCGCCATAACCAAGCTCAGGAAGTCCGGTTGATGAATTCCACTTCACTCGCAGAGTGCGCTTCTTGTTTGTCTCTGCAATGTCGTACCATTCAAGCTCAATTGAGTCATATGCCTTTTGTTGGCTTGGGCTAATAGTCAGTGTGTAATCATCACGCCCTGTCGTTCTGCGGTCGAACGTGGCAACAGGGAACGGCTTGGCTTCCTCTCTAACAAACGTCCATTGCGTACCTTCACGGCTCACAAGTATGCGCCCAGCATTGCACATGGCTTTTACTCGCTCTCCCAACGAAACATCAACATCGTCAAAGGAGCCGTCGAAGTATCCATTCCCAGCCGGAGTGATTGACTGCTGGATTGCGTACAGCCCAGCCACGTCAATCTGCGCCAGCGGTACTCCGCCATCAATGTGCATATGATGCACAACAGAATCAACGATGCGCCGTGAAGCTGTTGGCGTGCTGTTGATTGTTCCGTTTGCATTTGCAGTTACCACCTTTCGCTGTGCGAAGCAATTGAACTTCAACTCTGAGCCGCTAGTGGCCTGCTCAGTGGCGCTGGAGTTGATCTTGATTGCAGTTCCACCAATTCCGTTTATCTGGTATATGACGTTAGACAGGAAGCGCATTGCAAAGACGGCCTCAAGCTTTGCTTGGTTTGTGCCTTCGTCGTTTGCATTATTTGTTCGCTTTATCTGAAACTTGTATCTTCCTTGACCATATGAAGGGGTGATTTTTCTAGTGAAGTACTTTGCGTCAATTGAATCATCAGAATATGAAAATGACTCGGATTGGCGGCTTCCAATTATTTCATCATCGTTTGAATCAATAGCCCACCATTCTACTTCAAATGACGCCGTGTCCTTTAATCCTCTTAGAAATATTATGTTGTACCATATTTGAGTAAGTGCAGTTGGTAGAATGAACGGACCTATTGTTGTTGAAGCGTCAAGAACTTTTATTGTGAAGCTTGAGGCTGCAGTTAATGTTTGGTTTCTATAATAGAATATGTTTTTTGCTGACGTATCAATTACAATGTTATACCAGAAGGATGGATTCTCATCGACGTATGTCATTGATACAATTTCGCCATATTCATCTGTATATGTTCCGATATCAGTTTGATATGTAACTCTAACTCCAGCGTTACCAGCGTCAAATTGAGTTTTGACATCATCAAGATCTGCGTTTGCGGCCACTCTAACAGTAAGAAGCATTGAAGGTGCCGGGCTTTGTATTACAAGCGTACCATTATCAACTATTGATGTTGCCTGTTCGATTACTGTATATGAAGCATCACTTGGCCCAAGAAGCTCCTGGCCGTTAACCTCTGGAGCTGCAAATTGCTCTGTAACTGTTGGGATTGAAACGCCGTCACCATATACAGTGTATGATGAGTTAGCATATGATGCGATGTTTGTATCAGCATATCTAACATTGGTGATATCGTACGACCCGCGCCCAATCCAGAATATATGCTCCAGCTGCTTTACGTTATCAACGTACTGCTGCGCGGCTGGAACGATGATATCTGGGTATGCGCGGATTCTCCCAAAGATATCAGGCCATGCTTGATATGGGCGAGGTAGGTTTGTCTGGCCGTGGAATTGGTTGTTCGGTGAATCCTTACCTGCGCCCATGTCGTTAAGGTTTGGCTTTGGCGTTAAAACGTAAGTGGCAACGGACGCAACAATTGTTGCAACTATAATGTAAGCCCATGTAACAGGGTCAACACCTCTCGGTCTGTGCTGCATGATAAGAACATCAGAAAAGCAAGGCTCATCATCAAGATCCAATTCGTAAGGCTCAATTTCCTGGCCATTTAATACGATTCGCCAGTCCTGCTCATCAAGTCCATCAGGGAAGATATCAAACAGTTGCTCACGCCAAGTTGCATTCCTTGTGGCGTATCGCTCAGCGCCAGAGATTCCTGATGGGTCGCGCAGTACGATTATCATTTAATGTCCTTGTGCTTGAAGTATTTGATATCTCGATATTCTGCCTGCAGCACAGCCAGGCGGTCAACACGGCAGAATCCTGCATGTCTGCGCCCTCCGCCAGAGTGTATTGCTAAGCCATCGACAACCACTCCGCAGTGTGCTGGCAGGCCGTGACGATACGCCATGAATGCCACTGCTCCATCATCAGCACCGCATTCACTCCACACGCCAGAATCAAGCTGGGCCTTCATTCCGTCAATCAGGCTCATCTCGTGAGTTTGCTCAAGTTCAATGCCGCGAACATGGCGCATGAACAGCACTACCACACCCCAGCAATCAGCCTCAGTAAATGACGCCTTTCGCTCAACCCACGGCACTCCTGCCATGGAGTTAATAAACTCGGTGATAGTCATCATTGCAGCTCCAACCCTGTGAACACTGACACGTCGTACAGCACAGACACACTGCGCACCATCGGATTTTCGTCTGAAAGCTTTATCGAGATTGAAGTTGAATTCAATGTTATGCCATTGTTATCAACATACAGTAGCCAATATTTTGACGGATTAACGTGGTCACTATCCCAATATGTTGCAATCTCAGCGGTGATTGGTGACAGCCATCCTGACGGAGTAATTGACGCGATTGCATCATTAAATGCATCACCAACAACGGCGCGAGGGAATGTGATGCTTGCGCTGGCGACGGGATCGGATGACTGTTCAGGCTCTTTTCTTGACATGCTTACTGGAGTATATGTAAACCCACCAAAATTTTTCGATGTTTGCTCATTAGCAACAAGCCTGATTGGCTGCGCAAAATCAGGATGGTCAAACACCACTGTCTGAAATTGCCGCTCTGGGTTCTTCTGCGTCCAAAATTGGCGACTATCAGGCATCAGGCCAGTCCTCGTTTGCTACATAGTCGATTATTTGCGAGCCAGCGTACAATCCAGCAGCTAGACCATGCTGACCAACCCTGACTCGCACTAGCTTTGATGATCCACCAGTAAAGATTAACTCATCAGCATAGCAGATAATGATTTCGTCATCTGTTGCTGTTGGCCGTAGTGCTCCATCTCCAGCGCTGGTCAGTGGGACTCCAAAGCGGTCGATATCTACGTCAGCAGCAACAAGCACATTGGCAACCTCACCGGGATGTAACTGAAACGCATACACGCCAGCATCAGCATCATATGCCATCTCTACAGTTGAATCAGGGTCGTTAACGTCCTTGTCAGCAAACACAACGGCTGAATTGTCTGTCGCGCCTGCAGTTGAGTGCTTCAATACTCCAGTTGCTGATAGTTCAAGCAACATTCCAGGATAGATGCCAGCCTCCAACGCCTTTGATGGATAGCTGTCAAGCTTCAAATGCTTAACAGTTTCAGTTCCGCAAAGTATATTGCGCTTTCCTTTTTCTGTAGTCATCACTCAATCCACCAGTCATTCATAATGTAGTCAAATAAACTTGAATATCTCCAGTACTCGCTTGCAACCAAATCAAGATGATCTTCAATCTCTTGAGGAATTTCTATTCCACGAGATCTAATCTGCGCAGAGTATTTGTGCACCTCTCCTGTCTGACCATGGTCAAGCAGTGAGTCTGGCAAGAATTGGCATGTATGCTCTACAAGCCCAAACTCTGTGCGGATCTGCATCGTGAATTCGTTGCGCCCTCTATTAAGGTATGACGAATGCAGATACCATGCATAAAACGACTGAGCGTCGAACTTGTCAAAAATGAAATTAACATCCCAGATAACAGGAGTGTCAGTTGACAGGTATTGCACATAGCCAGGCCCAGAGCGCGGCTGCGTGATTGTGAATGTAGCAGGCTGTGTCCTAGACTTGTTAGCCTGTACTGTGTCAAGGTGAAAAGGGTATGCAACAGGCATCAGCTAGTCCTCCCAGGAACGTTGAACCCGCGCTGCAAGCCTTGTGCAACTGGTCCGGTGCGGCTGCCAAGCTGGCGAGCAACCTCTTGCACTGCAAGCGTCACCGTCTTGGTTTCGTCGTTAACTGAGGATTGCACATCCACTCCTGGCGCAGTGTTGTTGACAACTATCTGCCATTGTACACCAGCACCACCGCTTGCTGAATCTGAGGGTATTACCTCGCCGCGAGAGTTAGGCAGCAGGTATTGTTTACCACCTGCGATCATCATTTCCGGGCTGCCACCTTCGTTAACTTGGTACATTGATCCGGGATTTACCGGTCCTCCATAGCGCCTGCCGCCGCCGTAGCTTACGCCTGCAATGCTGGATGCTATCTGGCCACCGAGAGCAACGGCGGACGCAATAGCAGGAAGATTTGCTGGCCACGGTAAAGCAGCAGCGTTAGCAATTGCAGTCTGCAGTTGCAGCGCAGCGTTAGCAATGGCAAATCCTTTGCTTACGGCAAACATGGCCTTATATGCCGTTGACTGCTCACCTCCAAATGTCTTTGCAAGGTCAGCCATGCCGCCAAACATGTCTGCAAGACAGAAGCATTGATGCAACCTGACGCTCATATGCTACGCGGTCATCCGCTGCTTTTGTGGTTATGGCAGTCTTCGCATCTTCGTATGCTTGCAGGCTTAGCGCATCAGCAGTGCGGTATTCTTCAAGCTTGGCGAGCTTTGCCTGTTCCTCTGCATCAATGCGCTGCAATGGATTCATGGCGTCCATTTCAACGCCTGTAACGAATTGTTCAGCCTGCTTCTTCTGTTGCTCCTGCTCGTTGCGCTGGCGCTCGGCCTCTTTAAGGTCGTACATAGCACCCGCCATCTCGCGGATTTTGTCTATCTGCAACTGAGTGGCGTTAGCGCCAAGGCTGAACTCAGCAGCAAGCATA